TCCATCACCATTGAACTGTTGAGAGTTCATGGTATTTAAATTTTGTTTCGGAGCGTTTCCTAAATAAGCCATGATTCTCCTTACGTTCCTACTTGTGCGATATATGATAGCCAACAATCTAAACTAGAAGCAGTGTCTGATTTAGCTTCTAAGAAATCATTGTTCTCTACAATAAATTTTGATCCCCCGTCAATTAATTCAAGTGATCCACCACTTACTATTGGCGCATTTTTGATTAAATAAAATCTAGAACCACCGTTCACAATACTAAAATCAACATTGATTGTTGAAGTTGTTGTGTTTGATAATCTAATCCCAATTACAGCATCTGTTGACGTCGTAGTTAAAATTCTTGTATCTGATGTTCCAATATTTCTACTGAACTGTCTTGTAAAACTTTGTGCCATAATTTTATAATACCATTCCCATTGCCATAACAAAAGCTGTAGTAGCTCCTGTAGCTCCCGAGGAAGCAGCTGTTAATCTTCCTTTTGCATCTACTGTTAATGATGCATTTGTAAAACTTCCTGCAGAAACACCAGTATTTGCAAATGTGACTGCTCCACCAGATGCTATTGTAGCATCACCAGACATATCTACTTCTTGAAAAGAAGTGCCGTCTGCAACTAAAATTTTATTAGCAGTGTTGGTTGGCATTTTAAACAAAGCACCAACTGTTAAATCTGAAGCTAAAGTTACATTATTACTTGCATCTTCAACAACTGCTTTTGAAGCAGGTAATGTACAAAACACATCTTTAGTTCCTGCTGAAAAATTTACTGCTGCATCACTATTTGATGATGATATAATTGTGTCTCTTGATAAAGTATCTGGAGTTGCGTCTGTAACAGTTCCAAGACCAACTTCGAATTGACCCGTGCCTGTATTTACAATTGCATAATAAGTTGTATTACTATTACCAATACCTGCAACAAATCCTTCAAAATCTTGTACCGCTCCAGCAAGGTTTAAAGTACCTGTACCAGTAGTTGCACTAGTTTCTTTTACTCTATCATTAACAACAAGAGCCATTTACTTTCCTTATGTTAATCTTAATATTGCAGCTGAAGTTGTAAATGCAGGGAACTGAATTGTAAATGTTCCTGCAGTTGCAGTTTTATCTCCACCAAAATCTAAAACACAAACAGCTGAATTAGAGTTTGAAGTATTATAAATTAAAGCTCCTCTAGCTGTAAGTGTTACCCCCGTAAATGATCTGTTAGGAAAATCTACAATAGCTACACTTGATGCTACCGATGTATTTTGACCTGATTTTGCTAATTTTCCTCCACCTGATGTATATTGACCTGAAGCATTCACTTGGTTGTCAGTAGTAAATGAAGTTGTTGATTTACCTAAAACCGCAGAGTTAGTATAAAGTGCTAGTTTAAATTGATCTCCACTAGTTTGTGTAAAGTCGTGTTTTCCTTCAAGTAATTCTTTTTTAAATGAATTACATATTGCGTTAGTTGTTATTGCCATGTTTTAACTCCTTTTTATGGTGATGGTGACGGTACTTTCATTCTAGGAACGCCATCATCGAATTCTGCTCTTCTTCTTCTACCCATTTGTTGGATACCAAAAGCTTTTAATTCCTCAGTATACTTGTTTTTGTATAAATTGTACATATCCAAGGGGCCTTTAAGAAAAGAAAATGCTTCAGCTAAAACTCCATGTAATAACATTGATTCTTGATAATCTGATAAATAAGTAGTTGTAGTGCTATTAAAATGTGGAGGAGTTACAATATAATTAAGTTGTGTTGCGTAAGCAATATCAGGAGTTGGAGCAACTACAATAGTAGTAGCATCCCAATTAGCATAATATTTTGGTTGTCCTGTTGCACTGCTTGAATTGAATTCTGTAATAAAGCTAGTATCTCTTTTTTCCATAAAAGTACGAGCAGAAGTATTTGATGTTGTAGCAAATACTTGAAGAGATCTTATTACAAGAAAATCAGCAGGAGTTACAAGATATCTTTTGTTAGCTGTAAATGAAGAAGTAGCATATTTTCTTGTGTCATCATAATCCACTTGACCTGCAACATCTAATTCAACGTTTCTTATGAATTGATCTAATATTGCGTCAGTTAGTACGTTAGCATCTACTTCCGTGTAATTTCTTACTTGTGTTAAAAAATTTGTATATGTAATTGCCATTATGATATCTCCACGGTTACACTTCCAATTGACATATCTGCAGAAAAACTAGTCAAAGGAGTACCCAAAATATTATCACTTGATGAAGGTATCATACTAAAACTATTAATCAATGGATCGTTAGTTGGATTACTATTAATGTATAAAGTAAAACTTGATGTTAAGTCAGGTTTTTGTGGTCTAGCATCTAGTAATCCTTGTGGATCAGAACCATAAACTTTTGGAGTAAGCTGTGGATGTTTAGGTTCGAACTCTGAAATATGGACGATGGAACCATTCCACTCCTTTACCATTTCAGTGTAAGGGAAAGCTTGACCAGAACGGTCGGATATAGCTAGTGAATTTTTACCTTTAGCAAATCTTGCCATTAGTTCCTCGTTGGATAATAGTTAGCTGGTGAAATAAATACAGAGGCTCTTTGACCATCTTCATCTAATGCTCTTTTGAGTTCATCTTCATAATACATTTTTAAAGCCTGTGTTCTTTCTGGTGAGTATTTTAAAGATAAATAAAAAGCAAGTCCAGAAATCATACAAGGTAGAAATCTAAAAGGTATATCTGGATTATTAGTGTAAGCTCCCGCGTCTTCAATTCTTTTTAATGTATAATAACATAAATGTGTGTAAGTCGTTGCATCTGGTGTAAGATATAATGTAATTGTTGGTGTAGTTTGTCTATCTACATAATACTGTGAAGGTTGACCTGTAGATCCTTTATTAGGTAACGCTGCATATGTAGATCTATCTATTTTAGATAATGTTATATCTGTAACATTAGTTCCTGGTGCCGCTGCAGTCGAAACATATGCTTCTAACACATCATTAGTAGATGTAGGAGTTGTATAAGTTGCTGTACCAGCAGTTAATGCTTGAACTTGTTTTTCAACTTTCCAAAGATGAACGCCTCTGTTTCCCCATTCGGAAAACAAAACATTTAATCCTCTTCTAGCTTTCTTTAAATCGTATCCAGAATTAGTTGATAGACCACATCTTTCATAGGCTTCTTCTACAATGTCATCAATTGATAAATCAAATGCTGTGCTTCCTGATGTAGCCATTTAAACATATCCTTTATTTACTTTTACCAACGTTTTTATAATCTTTAGCTTTGCCCTTAAAAATTAAAACACCTTTTTTACCTTTTGGTGTAATTTCTTTTACTGTAACTGGTTTTCTTACTCTTCCACCCTTATTGTAACCTGTAGGTTTCATCATACCACCACCCATTTTACCGACAGGTGATTTACCAGACATAGCCATTTTTTTATGCATTTTTATTTTTGAATTATCCATTAGTATACTCCTTTAAAGTTAGTTCCTTTGATAGCGATTCCGCCACCTTTCATTTTGTTTTTCTTGGCTTTCAATATTTTGAAATCTTCTCCAGAAATCTGTCCATCCTTATTTGCATCAAGTTTCTTTTGACCACCGATCAAGCCACCTTTTTTAACTGCATAACCAGTTATTTTTTTTCCTGGGTTAGGTGGTCCATCTCTATCGTATTCTACACCAAAATCTGGTCTTGGTTGGTTTTTTGTTTTATCTAAATCTTCACGATCTTTTTTCTTTCTTGGTGGTCTACCAGGGCTAGGTTGTGGTTTTCCAGGTAATGAAGGTAGTCCCGTTTTAGGTTTACGTCTTCCACCTTCTCTTCTTGAAATTCCTCCGTCTTTCATACCTATCTCCTTTTTTAATTCTTCTAGTCTTTTCTTTTTCTTAGACTCATTAGATTCTTTTTTATCAGGTTCATCAGCTTGCGCTTTCTTTTTTGAGAATATACCAAAACCACCTGACATATATCCTTTTACATCTCCACCTTTTTTCATACCAGGAAGTTTAGGTTGTGTTCTAATAGATTTATTTCTATTTTGACGCTCTTCACGTTCTTTACGGATTTTTTCAATAATCTTTTTTACTGAATCTCCTATTGGTCTTAAACCTTCTCTTCTTGGCATTTTATTCTCCTATAAAATTTTGTACTTAGTTGTATTTATTATACCACCACATTGTTTCTTTGCAAAGGTAGCAACATTAGTGGGCTTTCCACCAGGATTACCCGCTGATCGTTTCCTTGCAACGGCACTCCGCCTCTGAGAGTCTGTCATGCTCGCTGCTTTGGCAGCAGGGACGCACTTTGGATATTTTCTTTTTGAACCACTTGCAGATTTTCTTCCACATTCTTTAAATCCTCCACCTTTTTTCTTAGATCCTATATCGACCCATTTTTGATTAAACCACTTGGTTAAACCACCTTCTTTCATACCAGCAGGGACACAATTAGGAACCATCTTGTTCCCTTTTTTCTTCATGCCCTTTTGGACATAACCATCCCAACATGTTCCTTGTTTAGACATATTTCATCTTTGTCATAT